GCTGAGGGGTTCGCCGCAGCGATCACAGATCGTGAGGCGGAGATCCGTCTGCATGGGTGTGTGCGTCCTTGTGCTTGTTCTGCATGTGCCGCGCCAGTTGCTGGAACGTGCGATTGCAGTGCGGGCAGACCCCGGCTTCGACGCGCGTCACGGTGCGCTTGAGATCGTTGCGGGCGCGGGTCGCCTTGCGCTCTGCAATGGCGCGCTGGCGTTCGGCTTCCATGCGCTGCGTCTCGGCACGCTGGCGCCGCTCCTGCTCTGCCTTCAGCTCCCGCCGCGCCCTAACCAGTTCGGAGTCGCGGTACACCTGGACGTGCCCGTTGGGGCAGTGGAAGTCTTGGCCGGTTTCCTCTCGCCGCACCCGGAGGTGCTCAGAGAACCCGAAGGCCACGCCACACGACGCGCACCGGATCACCACACTGATGACATCGACATCGCTGAGTTGCATGGCTTACTCCTGCGCCTGGTACAACCCTGAGATCGCCGCGACCGGCTCCAGGCCAATCGCACTCGCCTCCCTGAACACGACCCCGTTGACTACGATCTGCACTTGCAGGAACACCGCACGCGGCGCCGGGTCAAACGGGTCGAGCACGCGGCGCGCGGTCAGCGTCAGGAACGAACTGGTCTGAATCGTCCGCACGGTGACGAACCAGGGCGTCTGCGAGCTGAGGATCGTGGTCCCCTCTTGCGTGGTGCCATAGCGGATCTCGACGACCCCATCGGCATCGCCCAGCACCCTAAACTCGAACACGTTGAGCGTCGGGACGGGCGGCGGCAGCGGAGTGGGGGCGGGGGTCGGGTTGTCCTTGTTGCGGCGGCACTCCTGCCGCTGCTCGCGGGTACCCTCGTCGCACTCGTCACTACACGCACAGGCGCCCACCAGCGTGAGCGAAGCCAGGAAGATGGGTAGGAGTCGAGTCATGGAACATCCCCTAAGCACGCGGCGTACCGGGATCCGGCGCGACTCGGATCCCGGCACCCGCATCGGGTCACCGATTGGGAGTGGCGCGCTCCATCGGTGACCCGGCCTGACGCTTACCGCTTCGGCTGCGCGCCGGAGCTGGGCAGCGTGTTGTCGGGCGAGAGGGCCGGAACGAGCACCCACCCGTACAGGGGCGAGTACTTCAGCTCGAACTTCTGATCCCGACTCGGCGCCGCAGGCAGCGTGTTGTCCGGGGTCAGGGGCGGGAACACCGGCAGATGCACGGGGCCGACCGGGGGGAGTTCCGAGTCAGGCAGCGTGTTGTCGGGCGACGGAGGTGCCTGCGGGGGCCATGTCGTGGGCGGCAGGTAGATCGGGTGCGCCGGTCGCCCGCCGTGGCCTGGGGGCAGAGCCTGATCGGGCTTTCCCGGTGGCTTGCCGGGGAGTCCCTGATCGGGGCGTGCGCCGCTGTCGTCGAGGAACGTGATGAGCGCGAGCTTGCTTCCCATTGTGTTGTGTCTCCTTGTTGGTTACTGACCGGGTGTAAACTCTGCGCCCCCGCCAGGAAGGGCGCCAGTCGTGTCCTGCTGTCGTTTTCTGATCGGTTCGGTGCGCTCAGCGGGACCGGGGTGCGTGGAGTCGGGCGGCGCCACGGTGTCTTTCGGTGGCGTGATGTCGTCGGGCAGCGAGCCCATTGCGGTGGCGCGACCGGCGAGCATGACCGCGTTTTCCATGACGGTCGGCTCGATCTGGTAGCCGCTCTGCTGGAGGATTGCGACCGCGAACGGGAATTGCGGCAAACGCGGATCGAGGTCGCTGGCCTGCACGCGCACTTGCACGTTCGGCGGCGGCGGGCCTTGCGGCGGCGGTTGTACCACCAACTTATCGGGGTTGAAGCCCCACTTTTGCGCCAGCCTGCGCGCCAGCTCGAAACGGTTGATGTACGGGTCGCGCGCTGTGAGATTGTAGAAGTTCAGATCCTGCTGACGGTCCTGTGCGGCATCGACGTGGATCTGCGAGTCGGGCTTGATCGTGTAGAGGAAGCGACCGGCCAGCATCGCCTTGTCCCAGGCCATCCACAGCTTTTGTCCGTCGTCGCCCAGGACTTGCGTGATCTTGGGTTGGTCGGAGAACCGCTGAATCAGCGCATCGAGCTTGCGGACGCCCGCGCAGAAAAAATCGACGACCTTCTGCTGCTCGCCCGCCATGCGCGTGTCGAGCGACGACTGCATGGTGGCGATCTCGGTCGCGGTGCGGCGCGTTTGCGTGGTGGCGCCGGTCTGGTTGGACCCGAGCGCCAGGGTGCGCTCCAGATCGCGCTCGATCACGTCCTGGCCCGCGTAGGTCTCACGCGAGAGCTGCGGCTTCATGCCTGCCATCACGGGCGGGTTGGCAGCGTTCAGCCTTCCACCTTCCACCGGGATCATCGGGCCGTACTTCCCATTCGTGATGCGCTCGATCTTGGCGGGCGGCAGGATGTCCTCATCGTAGAAGGCGTACGGGATCGACGCGTCTCTGGCCTTGAGCACCTGTGACCGGAACTGGTTCAGTTCATCGGTGAGGGGCCGGGTCATCGAGGAATCGCTGGGAACGTGGTTGTCATCCGGCACGTCGCGCAAGGTGAGGACGTGGATCGGGTAGCCGATCATCGAATCTGCGGTCAGCTTCCCTTCCGCGTCGAGCGACTGGTACGGGCAGTAGCGGTGCCGCACTTCCACGTCGATGCCCTCGACAAACACCGCTTCACAACACCGCTTCGGGTGAAACGCGTCCGCGTTGAGCGTGGGTTCGTAGTAGAACATCAGGATCGTGTTGCACGGGGGATCGAACGTGGAGATCCCCCCGGTCTGCCGCGACTGGTCATGCTCGCGCAGTGGTTCCGGCGAATCCTTCGCGCCTGCGCCTTTGTAGTCGGGCGGGATCGCGGCTTTGTACTCGCGCCGCAGTTGGGACAACGTAGGCCGGGTTTTGATCGCAATCCAGGGCGCCTTGTCGAAGTCCGTACTGCGGAAGTCGGCGGGCACCATCAGCGCAGAGGGCGAGAGCCGTTCCCAAAAGTATTCCTCGTACACGGGCACGGGCACCGTGACAGGTTGCCCGGTCGCCGGATCCTGACTGGATACGTCTTTCGTGTACGAGGAATAGCCGATCCTGGTGACGCCCCACCCTGACGGCACCAGGACATCGAGGATCGCACTCTGGAGGCAACGCTTGGCGTTCACGCCATCGGGGCCAAGGATCCCGTTCAGCACCGTTTGGTGCAGCGTGATCGCGGAGCTGAGACGCTGATCTTGGGTCGAGCCATCGGGCAGCGGGATTTGCGCCAACACGACTTCTGACAGCGGCTCAATCGGAGAGAGCTGCACTTGCGCGGTGTCGAACCAGAGCTGCGCTTTTTTCTGTTCGGCCTGACGAAAATCGACATTGGTGTTGACTTCGTACGTGTCGCGGTCCTGGACTTGCGTTTCAGGTGGCGGGGCGTAGGCTTCGAGGTTCTTTTTCCACAGCGACGTGTACCGCTTGGTCTCGGTGTCGGAGGCCGCGAACCACTGTTTGATTGCGGCGCGTTGTTCCTCCGTCAGCGGCGGCAGCACGTTGGGATCGCCCTGGGCCTGGGCCTGCGGCGGCATGAGCGCGGGCAAGAGCGGATTCGCTTCAGGGGGCGCAGACGGCGGCGCCCCGAGCGCGAACGGGTCCATGCCTCCAGGTGGCGCGATGGTTTCGGTGGGCGGGAACATGATTATTTTCGACCCTTGCGCCAATACCGCGATCCGGGGTGGCGGTCCCCGTGCGCTTTCAGGTACCCGACAGTGCCGGGGCCGGGAGTTGATTGCAAGGGACTCCTAGTCGGGGACGGGCGGGACATGACCCCGTACCGCAGCGCATCCGCCGCGTGATCGTCGCCTTCGGTGTTCACATCTTCGGGATCGCGCACGTCACTGATGAGGCTGGGCAGCGTGCGCCGCAGATAGCGGCATGACGGGTCAATCGTGAGCCACGGGATGCCGTCAGGCGCGGCGGCAAGCCAATGGCGGAGACGTTGCCACCCTAAAGTGCGCGCGTTGTCCCCGGCTTGGCAGGCGACTCGTTGACGCGCGAAGGTTTCCGCGACCGATTCACCAGAGTGCCCCGTTTTGTTGAAGGTCGAGGGGTCCATGACGGAGTACGCTGCGTTCCACCCGCGATCCTTGGTCTCGCGTGCGACTTTTTCCGCGACATCGACGGCCAGGGTCTGCGAGAAGCGATATTCGGCGGCAACGTGAATGTGACCGTCTGGCAGCAGCGCGATCCAGAGGCAGCACCCCGGATTGTTGTACCCCCAGTCCAGCGCGCGGATGACGCGACAGTCGCGCGGGATCTCGACATGACGAATATGCCCGCCCTGCCCCACGTCCCGATCTTTGTATTCTGGAAAAAACTGCCCGGTGATCGCGGACCAGTCACCATTCAGGAGCTGATCGCGGCGTTGCGGGGGGAGAGGACCGAGACGCTTTTCGTAGGTACGGAAGGTGCCGTCAGGATCCATGAGGTACGGGTTGTCGTACAGCCGCGCGGGTATGTACACGAAGTCGGCGGGGTCGTAAAAGGGGTCATCTTCTGCGGTGACGGTTTTTGTGATCCAGCGATCCACGACGTACACGGTGTGGGCGCCGCCTGGGTTGCTCGTACAGCGGACCAGAGCTTGTACGCCCTCTTTGGTGGACCGAGCGCGCGACATGATCTCGTTTGCCTGGGACTGTTCCAGGGTGGCGAGTTCGTCGATGTCGATGCAGTCGTACTCGATGCTGAGAAAGCGGAGTTCATCGCCGGGATGTTGGCAGTGCCCCCCGCGAATCAGTGATCCGTTGGCGAAGCGGATCTCGTTTTCCACGACGCGCGCCCCGAACTGATCGACTTCCCGCCGCGCGAGATCCAGGTGATGCTCGAAGAGTTCGGTGGCGAGGCGGCGCATGAGCAGCACGCGGTACCCAGGGAGTGCGAGACAGCGTTTGTACGCGTCCCACCGGAGCCCTGTGCTCTTGCTGCCACCAGCGGCGCCGCCCCATAAGACGTTGGGCGCGGTCGCGTTGTGCAGGAGGACCGCTTTGGGGGTCGGGCGGTACACCCAGCGGATCGGTTCGTTCGGCAGCACGCGCCCGTGCTTGTCGAGCGTGGGGAGCCCGACCCCGAAGGTGTCGCGGTCCACTTTGTAGCGCGCGATCTGGTCGGCGCTCCAGTTGCCGAGTTCGAGCCAGTAGACCCAGTGATCCCAGTGCCACTTGCCGACGTGCGGCCAGTGATCGGTACCGGGCGGCGGCGGGAAGTACGTGACGCCTGCGACCCGCTCCCCGGCTTTGACGCGCGCCCCTTTGCTCAGGTCGGCCAGGGCGCGAGCGGCGTCGAGGCGTGAGGGCGCGAGGGAGGACATGAGGGATCCCCCCTCGCACACGGCGTACCGGAATTAGGGAGCGGAGCCCGAATCGGTTGGCCCGGTCGGCACCAGCGGTCCAGGCGTGGCGATCTCACGCGGCAGGGTGAGCACTCCGCCCCAGGAGTTGGAGTTGTAGAGCGCGGCGATGTACGGCTTGCCGTCCTGGCGGCGCCCGTACACGATGAGCATGTTGCCCACAGAGACCTGGTACGTGCTTTCGGTGTACTCGACCGCACCCTTGTCGGTGAGTACGCGGATCGTGTCGTTGTAGCTGTGATCGAGGGTCGGGCCGTTCGGCAAGCGAGGCTCGCGGGCTTTGCGCGGGGTACGCGGCGCGCGGGTCGCGGTACGGCGGCGGGTTTCGGTCGCGGCGCGGAGACGAGATCGGGGCATGGTCGTGGGTACTCCTTGTGCAGCGGGGAGAGGCACAGGGCGTACCGTCGCGCGTCATTCGATGATCTCTTCCATGTAGCTCCAGGTGCCCGGTGCCCACACGCGCGGTTTGGTGTGCGACGGGGCGACCCCGATCATGATGGTCAGCGATCCGCCCGACACGCGGA